TCAGCTTTCCTGATGATGTAGAGCCTGCTACAGCATCCGCTTTCACAGACGCTTGGTCACGTAAGTTCGGCAAAGGTGGAACCACACGCGGTTCTGTTGCTGTCATCGGTGGTGGTGCTACGTTCACCCAACTGAAACCTATGAGTCCGGCTGATGGCGACATCCAGAAGCTCAAGGAGCAGACTACAGCCCGCATTGGTGCTGTCTTCCGTATCCCTAGCCACATGCTAGAGATCTTCAGCGGTGCTAAGTACAGCAACGTGCAAGTGCGCAACACAGCGTTCTATCGGGACAGTGTTGCACCTCTGACTACGTTGATTGAACAGAAGCTCACTGCTGGTCTATTGGGTGGCACCAACCTAGTTATCCGTTTTGATAGCTCTGACCTCCTTCGTGGCGATCTTCAGCAAGCTACTGCTGTGGCTGTCGATGCCGTTGGCTCTGGTATTCTCTCAATTGATGAAGCCCGCGCTCTAATGGGCTACAGTCCAATGGCTGAAGAAGACAAGCCAAAGCCACCAACACCAATCGCAGAGGAGACACCTGATGTGGACGATCAAGAGGCCTAACGGCATCACCTACACAAGAGCTAACCTAGACGGTCTAGAGGCTGGCTATGGCGCTGACCGAAAGGGCCTAGAGGCTCAAGGTTGGAAGTTCACTAAGCCCACAAAGAAGAAGGAAGCATCTAATGAAGATGATCAGTAAATCAATCCCACTGCGTGTTGAGACTAAGGCCGACAGTGAAGTTGGCACAATCTCAGCCTATCTGACGACATTTGGTAATGCAGATGTTGTTCAGGATGTTATGGCAAAGGGGTCACTCGACCGCTTTATCGCTAAGTTCAACCCAAGCGCCAAGAAGCTGCCTATGTTCTATGAGCATGACCACACATCTATCATTGGTGAGTGGACGCGCTTAAAGTCGGACGAGCACGGTGTACTTGGCCAAGGTGTTCTTTACACTGAGACCACAAAAGGCTCAGACGTCTATAAGCTGATGAAGCGTGACGCAGTATCTTCTGTGTCTATCGGCTTTCGTAGCTCCGACTTCAGCAAGAACGACGAAGGCGGACGGACATTCAATGAGATTGAGCTAGTGGAGACATCTGTTGTCTTGAACCCTGCTAACGATCTCGCACAAATTACCTCCGTAAAGTCAGGTGATGGCTTCATTGAAACTGCTGCGCTCAAAAAGCACCTCATTGAGGGTGGATTGACCAAAGCAGAGTGTGAAGCGCTATTCTTGACTGGATGGAAAGGCCTAAAGAACTTGCGACAGGAAGATGCGAAGGTCGAAAGCCTTGCACAAGCCCTGAGCAACTTTAAGCTGTAACCAGTTTGGGGCGGAATGCTCTAATACACGACCAACCCAAAAACCCTTATGACAAACCTTGTGGCGGAACGCTGCACCTATGTCTATTATCATCTCTGAAAGGATGAATTATGTCTATCGAAGTAAACGAAGCTCTCGAAGCTATCAAAGCAACTGTAGCTGACAAGTTCTCTGACGTAGCAGACAAGAAGTCTGTGGCCGACTTGGGCGAAGCAAAAGCTGACAAAGCTGAAGTAGCTGAACTCAAAGGCTCTATGGAAAAGCTCGAAGCCAAGTTCGACAACATGCCTGCGCCTGCCCTACTCAAAGCATCCTATGAGGAAATCCAAGTTATGAACTCTGTAAACGAAGGCTTCCTGAAGTCATTTGAAGCAACTGGTAAGAACCACTTCGAAGTTGAGCTAAAAGCAATCACTGAGGGTCGCAACGTCACTGGTGGTGCTACTGAAACATTCGGCTTGATCGGTTCAATCTTCAACGGCAACCCAATTCGCCAGTTGGCATCCGTAATGAACACCACAAGCAAAGCGATTGACTTGCCAGTTCGTGCTGGCTCACACGCTGCGCAAAACGCGGGTGCAACTAAGAATGTCGCTGACAACGGCAACGCTTCTGTTGGCGTCACCACTTTGATCGTGCAGACTTACAACGCTCGTACAGACGTTACTATCGAAGCTGTGAACGACATCCCTGGCTTTGACCAGTTCTGGGCGCAAGACATGCTTGCTGAAGTTGCCTCCATCGAAGCTGCTGAGCACGTAGCTGAGCTTGCAACTATGACTGCTGGTAAGGTTGCTGCTGCAACTGACGCAATCACATGGGCTGAGATCGTTGATCTATACTACTCAATCGAACCAGCCTCTCGCGTAACTGGATCTTTCATGTTCTCCAGCGAGATTATGAACCAATTGCGCACCTTGTCCAACTCAGGCACAGGCTCAGAGCTTCTGTTTGACCCACAGTTGGGTGGCTTCCGCTTGTTCGGCGCTCCTGTCTATGAGAACGGCTACATGGCTGCCCCTGCTGCCGATGCTATCACCGGTGCATTTGGTGACTTCAAGCGTGGCTTGGTAATTGCACAACGTGCCGCCGCTTCTGTTGGTCGCTATGACCAAACAGTTCCAGGAAAATACGCTTACTATGCAGAAATGCGTTCTGGGATCTCCAACTGGGACAACTCCGCTCTGAAGACACTGAAGATGGCTGCTTCCTAAGTCCTCTCAATCCTGATGGTCCCTGCTCTACGGAGTGGGGGCTACCTCAACGCTAAGGAGAAGATATGGACTACCAAGTCACAACCCCTGCCACGACGTCACAGACAACCGTAGCAGAACTAAAAACCCACCTGCTGTTGTTCGGCGACAATTCCTACGACACTGAGCTTCAAGACATTCTCCTAGCTTCTGAGGAATACATCTCGGACTTCCTTGGGGAATATTTGACCGCAACATCTGTTCGGGTCAATATCACCTCATTTGATGAGACTGCCCTACCACACAAGTCAGCCTCAACTGTTGTTGTGAGCTACTGGGACACAGACGATGCTGCGCAAGTTCACGCTTCCATTAACTACCGGATTGACGTGTCTGGTGAGTATCCTGCTATCAAGTATTCTGCTCAACCATCTGGCAGAAGTGGCACGTCCACCTATGCTGGCTACATCACTTACACAACCTCGCTCGCTGTGGTTCCACAGAAGTTAAGTCGTGCTGTGTTGTTGGTCGCTGCTGAACTATTTGAGAACCGCAACAACTCCTCTGACAAAGCGTCTTACGCAACTCAACTGACAGCCATGCGCTTGGTGCAATCTCTGAGAGGTTGGTGATATGTTGAGCCACCCAACGAAAGCGGACTTCTACACGCGGTCTGCTACTTACAATGACTATGGCGAGGAGGTCTACGCAAGCACTCTGTCGTTCTCCACAGGTGTCCAGTTGAAAACTATGTCCTTCAAGGATGTGGTCAAGTCTACTGGCACGGTGGATACGACTAAGTTCTTTTGCTACGCCCGCAAGAACACCAACACACTCACTGTGGTCAATGGCGACTACATGAAGGTGGCCGGTGTGAACTATGAGGTTATCGGCATCGACCCCATGCACAGTAAACGCTCTGAGATCATGTTCCTTGTGGACTTGCTCGAAGACACAGTTGTGTAAGGAGATGACATGCAACTAACCAAAGACTTCGCGGCTAAGTTAGCCACAACTGTTAGCCCCACACGGGCCTACCCTACCATTGCTCGAACCACTGATCTCCCTGCTGTTGTTTACAGTGGTCGTGGTGGTATCCGTACTGCGTTCTACAATGGCTCCTACGGCCTACGTGAGACGCGCTTTCAAGTGGATGTCTACACCAAGACCTATTCGGAGGCTGTGGATCTGAAGGACAGCATCATTGCTGCTTTCCACGGCTTCACGGGGGTCATGGGTTCTTCTACCGTTGGCAAGGCAACTGTCGACAACACCATTGAAAACTTTAGTGATAGCGGTGAGAAGATCTATCGCATCATCCTTGACATCACACTTCTCGACTAACACAACTCTCAAAGGAGATTACTATGGCTTCTGTAACAGGTCGCGCTGCT